TATCCACTGGAACTGGTTGGGGAACATGATATGACTTGCTAGTTTGGCTTGTATTACCATCAGCATTACCATAACAGTCAGCGCCGCTGTAATATGCTCCTTCAAGCTTGTTGAACACACGAGATTCATCTCGACTCACTCCAGTTATGTTTACAGCTACTACTGGTAGTGTGAGATGACGTGCTTTATTGCTCAGATCGTGTATCACACGTTGTTTCGGTGAGTATACATATCGTACTTTAACTCTTGACCTCACTTCACGTTCTCTGGTGTGTCTGCTTATTATTATATCATTGAACGCAGCTAGGAACTGCGTCATCACATCCTTGATCTCGAAATAGAATGGTTGTTTTTTCATGTGTTAAGCTAGCATGAAACTAGTGCTCCTGATCTTGTCATGTCATCTTTGTTCATAATATTATTTATCAGTTGACTTCTCATTATTATACTATATTATAATATATGGTACAAAAGTGTGAAACAACGCTACAGTGTCGCCTACCAGCATTTTCGGTACACGAGTGTGAGCAGTGGTTAGCTCTAGAGGTGGGATTCAACTTGGCAGAGAGAACTGCTAGAATAGACAGAGCTAAATCAAACACAACTGTTAGACGGCAGGTGAAAAACGGCAGAATAATATCTGCATTGCACCGAACTGCGACTTTTGTCGGCATATATTAATGGTTTTATAACCGGAGTTTATTAGGTCAGGATTCTCCATAAAATTAATATCTCGAAGAGTGCGTCTTTGCGTGGACATATCATTACGGATATAACTACCAACTCAATGTATCTATGTTGTTTCATAGGTGCATTGTGTGCGGAACAATCACCCGGAGAAAACTTACCAGATATGAAGATTAGCCGTTAGGCACAGTGACGATATTGAGACATTTATCATATAACTTGCTAGCCATAGGCTCAAATGATCTCACTATCTCTTCTTTGTCATGATTGTCTCTGCAGAAGTCATTGACTTTATAAGAGAATTGCACCATGTGTTCATTCATGTTGACATGAAATGGATACGGCACTTCGTATGTCTTGAGGATATCCTTGTTAGTCAATATGGTGAATTTAACATAATAATCATGCAGGTTATACAACATCAATTTACCTTTACGTACCGTCTTGTGTTCGATGTTGAAGTGAACATTTTTTTGCAGCATGCTTTGCAAAGGCTTCATCTTATCGTGAGCTACATCAAACATTGAAAAAGGCCTCCTTCTGATCTGGTGTCATGGGATGCACACTCTCGTTGAAATATTTCCAGAAATCCACACCATCACCACTCACGGGCATCTGGCTGATCAACTCACAATTGTCCATGCTCACCGCACGGTAATCTTGTTTGAATATGTCCCAGGCAATGATTATGTTCTTGCTAGCGGGACTGTATTTTGGTGAGCCACTTGGAGATTGATAGTTGAGAGTGTCTCTACCGGTGGTGCTTTTGAGAATGATCGGGCTGTTGGTGCACAACATGCGTCGAGTGGGGCTCTTGCCAGGTGCAGGCCGGCGTCTTTTGAATTTTATCTCGACTACATTATGCTCCAACAACACTCGTAGTGTGTTCGCGCCAACCTTCATTCATCTGCTTTAGGTTTACATATGCCAAAAATTCTGTCCTCGTTCAGGAAACAACTGTTGCGCACCTTGCCATGTTGCTCCACTTCCAGGTTGCCCACCGCGATGCCTTTGTCATTGGGAAAACACACAGTGTCACCTTTTTTAACCAGCTTGCAGTTGGGACCAGCAAGCAACACCTCACCAATTCGCCACGCGTACGTGTTCACGTTGATAGGCACCCACACACCATTTTTCAGGATGTCAGTGCCTTGTTCATTACAATCTACATATTTGACTAGGATGATGTCATCCAACACATCAGACAACTCGTAACCAAACAGATTGAAGTTTTCGCTTCCTGAGTAGGTGTCTAGTTGGATCGTGCCTTTGACGTTGTCATCAAGATTTCTTTGCTCGTTTTGTACAATCTCTTTGGAACTCATAATAAGACTTAATCTCCCTTTGAGATAATTCAAGTCGTTTGGCCAAGAGTTGTACATTGTCATCAGAATCCTCATCATCAGGTTTGTGTTTCTTGATGTAGTTGATTCTTTTTCTGTTGACACGTGGCAACACCACGCTCACAAATTTGTAATATTGTTGTTTGGTTTCAAATGCTCCATACAGCCAGTTGACTGTGTTGTTTATTATCAGAGCCATGTTGTCACTGTACATGCTGCACCATCTGTTGATCATGTATTGATTGAAACTGGATTCCTCATCAACATTCTGTAACAACTTGCCACGCTTGGTGAACAAGATGTCACTCAGACAATCGAATATGGTCACTTGCTGATGATCTTGGTGGTGGCCAGGAACATGTCATCATTCATGGCATAAAACATCTCCACCACCGTGTCTTGAAATGTCTTGATCTGTTCATCTGTCAAGTTGGTGCTGTATGCAAAACTGGGAGCTTTATCACCAGCACGTACATTGATACCGGTATGTCCTAGAGCAGCGCCATCCTTCACATGAGTAATACTCACACTGCACTTACCCTTGGGTTGAATGATACCACCACTCTTAAACTCCTTATGTACAATGAGATCATCTCCATCCACTTCAATAGGAGCTTGAATCAAACTCTGAAGCACATTAGCAATACCTGTGTTGAACAGTCGCTGCCATGCAACGGCTCCGAACGTGTCCATGCCTGGAATCTCCCATAAGAAGTTAACAGCATCATCACTGTAAATATAGTCATTGTTTAAAACATCTTCATGGTCAATCATTCCCTCAGCTTCAACGTGCATGGGACCTCTGAACGTGATGATGTTACCGATTGGTAATGTTCTCTTCTTGAAAAATGTATAAGCGAATCTGTTGTGTAACAGATTACCATCGTAGTTATTAATATCGACTATCATACACTAATTATATGAACTTTATAGAGTGAAATCAATGTTATTTAAAAAATGATTTGAGGATATAAATTTCTGGTAGTTGTAATTAGCCACATCGGTAGTGAATGTATGTGACTGATTGTTATAGAAGTATATGTACTCATCTTTAAATATATCGTTACTGTTATCCTCAACTATTGGTATTGAGTGACACATAATAGCTTCAAAGAATCTATAGGACCATGGGCAATCTCCTGTTGGACATAAAGTAAATTTAGATTTGGACATTATATTATAGTAATTTTTATCTATATCGTATTTTATTTTTGGATCCCTCCCGGTGTCAGAATACTGTACTATAGAATTATTATTATATTTTTTAACCCACGTACGCTTTTCAGTAATACTTCCAATAAAATTATATTCATATAACTTTTCTTTACTAATTTTATTTATATAATTCAATATATAATTAGGAAATGTTAATGGATAACTCTTACCTGCGTTTATATTTCTTCCCATCTTGTGGTCAATAAGATACGGTTGATTTATTAGTACACCAACTTCCTCTAAGGCAGATTTAAAAAAAAATTCTTGCAACAACATGTTTATAAATAGTTAGGTGCTAGAAAGGGCATAAATCTAAAATATGTCTCGTGTTTATTGGAAACTCCGGATTAGGATAATTATTAATAAGGCCTATCATATCATCTATAACTACAGGCTCCTTGTATATGTGAGGTGACAAATTCTCCCAACCCTTCTCGATTACAGAACTATAGTAGTCCCTAAATTTAAAATTACCACCCACAATCAAATCTGACATTCTAATCCACATTGACTTTACATTGTATGCATGGCTAACAATGATACCATGTAAGCTGCTAGATATTGTATATTCGCAAGATATAATACTATTCACAACATCTTCTATTGGATCAGTAACATCTATAATGATTGTGTCATCCCCCATATGACCAATTTTCTTGAATATAGGCACATCAATATAATGTGGTATTATACCTAACTTATATTTTTTTTCAATACTGGGTTTGTAGAAGTGAGGTAATATTAAGCCTATATCTCCATATGATTCCGGACATTGTATACCGGTATTTATAAGTCTCTGTCCAGTAAGCTTTCCTCTAACTGACAGTATTTTATGTGATGTGATTTTCTGTTCGTTACCAAATATAAAGCCTGTGCCCCATATAATTGAATTAGAATTTGAGCGACCTAAAATACTACCAGCTCCCATGACGTGCTTCTCTTTTTGCCCGGTAATTGCTTCCTTTCCGTTTATTTTTTTGTATATATATGGAGTGACGTAATCACCGAAATTATAATTATTACGGCAATTACATTTATTATAATAATAAATATGATTAACTGTATGTGTATGTTCCATCTGAAGCTACTTTCTCATTCACCTATCCGTGTGGCGGGATGCCATTGATGAAAAAAAGAACCAGTACAATCACGAACTGCAATTTTTCTGTTGTTGTAGAAATTGAAAATAATATTATCCTCCCTACCCCATGTTTTTTTCTCTAACCACCCTTTAGTGTTTAACCTGTAAGTTTCACGTGACATCCCGACATTTCCTTTCCCGGTATTTCTTTGATAGTGTTCTGTGTGAGCCTGATCTTTGTAACTCAAACATACAGGAAAATATGCGAGTCCGTTATGTGTGTGCTTGTATATTGATTCTATAACTTCACGACCAGTGAATAACATGTCCGCATCTAGAAAAAATAGTGTATCAAAATCAGCTAATTTGTATGCTTCATTCCTAGCACCCCCGCGGGTGAATTTTTTTTGTGGTATGGTGGCTGTTTTGTAGTCAAAACACACACCCTTGTTTTTATATTCATCTTGTAAGTTAGCAAAAAACTGATTAACATCCATATCTGTAGATTCATAATCTGCAACACAAAAACACCAGTCTTCACCAGATGTCTTTAAATCTAGTAGCGATCTAATATTATTCTCATACAACCTTAAAAACTGCCCACCTGGTAATGGG